GCACGTCAGCGACCCACAAATTCCCTTTATTATCAAAATACTTTAGATTTCTTGTTATCTTGGTTATTACAAGCGGATTTTTCCCGTACTTCTTGCCGCCGATCAATAGTCTTTCCGCTTTCCCTTTTCGCGCCACGGTGTCCAGTTCTTCCATTTCTTCAAACGGCTTCATTCCCTCAAAAACAGAAAACCGCATACTAAAAGAAATTTCATCCGGCGCAATTCCCTTAAACGTCACTTGCGACACTTTCTTGCTGCGGTCTTTTACGTCGTAATTATATGTACTGGTCCACTTCATCCCGGAAAATGTTCTGGTCTGGTTGCTTGATACAATAAAATTAAGGTTCCCCCATTTTCCCAGATTGCTAATTTTCTTCGTTTTTTTCTTCTTCTTAATGTACCTAATCGGTGCTATCGGTCTGAATACTGGTGTCGGTATTCTCACTATTGGTTCTATTGGAAGATAGCGGATTTCGCCCGATATACCGATTAATTGTTTATATTGTTGAGCCATTCTTACAACCTCCCAATTACAAAACCGTCACCGTCGCCGCCCTGCGGACAAATGCAAAATACTTCTTCGTTAATTTTTGGCAGCCATTTTTCATTCTGCCACACAACTTTCAATTCCGCTGAAATCATATTGTCAAACTGTTCATACTGTACTCGTACCGTTCTTTTGGTTTCGTTTACGCTATGTACGATCCCAATTCTGTATTCATCCATCAATACCCCTCCAATACCATTTCAAAGAATATCTTGGTTGTATATATGCCGTTCTGTATTCTGTGTATTGCTTTTGTGATTATATATTTTCTGTCATACTCTCCGTACCCAGATAAAGCAACTATGCTTCCAGTAGAAAGCGAAATATCCCCAGCGCAAACAATATGCCCCGTGTATTCCTTGCAGTTTTTTTCTTTTATCATATATTTTGCCAGTGTCTTTGCTTCTTCCGTGCTGGAAACCTTCTGCCTTACTTCAAGTCTTCTTCCTGTTTCGTTTCGCTTGTATGTATATGTGATCAATTCCCGTGTGATAGGGTCTTTATATACCACCCGGCATTGTGCATAGTCTGTATCATTCTTTTTATGGTGCAGCCTGTCTTCTATTATTTCCGAATCACCTTTAACAAAGGTCTTTACTGGTTCATTTTGGCTATATTCATATGGGTTATAGATCACAAGTGAATTTCTTGTATATTTCAACCGCAATCCCGTTATCCTGCATAATTCTGATAAGAATTTTATATCAGACTTATTTCTTTGCTCTTTTCTCACGAAAACCGGGTTCAGTTCTGCCGCGTATATAATATTTACATTGTTTCTCTCTGCTATCTCTGTTGATACTTCCTTTAGGTTGAATCTCTCCCATGCTTGGTTCTTTGGTGTCTGTCTGATTTCCGAAATGGTTGTTACTGCTGCCGCCTTTGTGATAAACATTTCTGATACAAAATCGCTTTCGTTATCATCCACTGTGAACGACCCACAATTCACGCTTTTACTTTTATTTGTCCCGTGCCATCCATCCTGCCGCAATGTCAGACTTATTTCAGATACCCCGGACATTAGTGTTTCATTCCCGGTTATAATCTGTATATCGTCCGCGTGTTCTTCGTCATTGTCAATGTAAATCAATGCTACAATATCCGCTTTTCTTTCTTCTGTTACTTCTTTTCCATCAAATTCCAGTATGGCGGTTGTTTCTGTATCACTCATGCAGCAGCCCCCTTTTCCACAATGGCAGTTCTTCCACTTCTTCTTCCTCCAATGCCGGGATTGTAAGTACAATCCCGGCAGGAAATACAAAATAGTGCAAGTATTCCAAATTTGCTTTCATCAGCTTATCAACATGAAGGGAAGACCCCATTTCCTCATATGCTATCTTATCCCACATATCACCAGAAACGGTTATGTATGTTGTGTCACTCAAAACGTGTCCTCCCTTCGTCTTCGCTGCCGCTTAACTTTTCGTCTACTTGCTGTAGTAAAGTCTGGTTGTTTCTTTCCAGCTTTTCTTCTAAATCATCCGGCTTGTCACCATTTATAATGATTGTCGGATTGTTGTTAATTGTTATGGTTTTGCTTCCGCTTCCACTTCCTTTTCCGGCTGTCAGTGTCGGTGCCGTTTTCACGGCTGACATTGTTGGTGCCGTCCTCACTGCTTCCGCAGCTGCCCTTTGCGCGGCAAAAATGTTTCTTGTTTCTTCTGCCGTATATACCACTTTCTTAGGCTGCCCGGTTATGAGTTCTGGTCCGTTTTCTCCGGCAATAAAAGCGTTTTCTGTGCTCTCCGTTCCTTTTGCGTGTCCCGGTATGCTTACGCTGCTGCTTTTGCTGCTGCTTGCCGCCGATTTTGCCCCCGAAATTTTATCCATCAGCCCGGAAATTTTGTCTGTAATTCCGTTGACAATACTCGCTATTGCGTCAATAGCCCCTTGTGCTATTGATTTTATGCTTTCCCATATCCCGGAAAATATCTGCTTTACGCCCTCCCATGCTTGCTGCCAATTCCCGGTAAACACGCCCTTAATAAACGTAATGATACCATTCAAGGTGGTTGCTAATCCGTTAATCACGCCGCCTATTGCTGTGACTACCGACCTAACGACCGACAATATGGTTGGCATTGCCGATTGTACGGCTTGTAATATCCCCTTAATGATAGGGCTGACCACATTCCAAATAGTTGTAACCGCCGATGTTACTGCCGGGACAAGTGTTTGCAATACATTTTGAATTACTGGCAGTAGTGCTTGCACCATTTGTGAAATGATTGGCAGTACTGTTGATGTAATAAAGGTGAATACATCTGAAATGATGGGAAGCACATAAGTTGAAATAATGTTAATTATTTCATTTATTACGGGCATTAATGTTCTTATTGCTTCTGCGATCACCGGGATAGCTGCTTTTATAAATTCCACAACACTTCCCACGATTTCCATAATGTGCGGTGCTGCTGATTGCATGAACGAAACAATGCCCGGTATCACTTGCCCGATTATGAGATTTAGTATATTTTCTACAACCGGGACAACATTTGACATTAAAAAGCCTATCACTTCTTGCACAACTGGTATTACACTGCGTAAAATTCCTATCAGCTTATCAAATACCGCTGTCCCTTTGTCTCCGAAAATCTCTTGTATCTTTTCACGGGCTGCCCCTATATTGCCATCAGAAAAAATATTCTTGATGGTTTCGCCTACGCTGGTAATGACTTCAACAACCTTGTCGAACACCGCCAGTGCTTCATCCCCGAAAGTCTTTTTGATAAACTCCCGGATTTCCTGCAAGTGCTCTTTCACCATCTTAAAGACAGTGATAACCGTTGTTACAACGCCAACTATCGGCAACACTTTTGCCGCGATACCTCCCAGCGGTCCTAATGCTGTTTTTGCAAGCGTTCCAATCGGACCCAGAATTGCTTTGATTGCGTTTCCTACCGGCGCGATTAAACTTCCCACCGCCCCGAACGTCTTTGATATACCGCCGCCTATAACTGCCCCTATGCGTCCCAGCGGGCTATTTGCGATCACGCTTCCCAGTCCGGACAGTACCCCGCCCAGTCTGCCGCCGATTGCCTTAAACGGTGTCAGAATAAATCCTACCATCCTCGACCCCGCCCCGATCAATGCTCCTGCGGCTTTCCCTGCGATCCCCGCGATCCCGCTTACAAGTTTTGTTCTTATCCCTCCTAAAAAACCGATTACTTTTCCAATTACCGCATTTCCGCTGAAAACATTTCCTATTGCAGACTTAACGCCGCCCAGTGCCGTTCCTACATTCCCGAAATAGGATAAAATGCCGCCCCCTGCGCCTTTTAGCTTCGTCACAAATGAAACGCTTGTTGCCGCGCTTTCGATCATTCCAGCCCGCAGCCCTACCAGTTTTTGAATAATGCTGATTATGCCGCTTTCGCCAGTCAGTCCCGCCAGCTTTAAACTTAAAAATCCGACCCGCATTGTTGCCAGTGCTGCTACAACCTTTGCAATCGTTTTTACTGCTTCCGGGTTCTCTCTCACGAATGTTGTCATGGCTCCCACTACGCCAGTCAGCTTTTTTATTCCCTCTGTAAGTACTGGCAATAATAGTTCGCCTAATTCTACTTGCAATGCGTCGAAAGCTGATTTCAAAAGCGTAATTTGCCCGTTCATGTTGTCCAGCTTCATCTGCGCCATTTTTTCTGCTGATCCGTTGCAATCTTTTATCGAACCAGCCAGTTTCTCAAAATCTTCATCAGACGCATTTATGACCGCCAGCATACCAGACATGGCTTCCTGTCCGAATAAGGTAGCCGCCGCCTGTGTCTGCTGCTCTTCTGTCATTCCTGCAAAAGACTGCCGCAACTTCACCATGACTTCATAGAATGATTTCATCTTTCCATTTCCGTCAGTGAGAAGTGCATTCTGTATTCCTACTACTTGGTTGCTTCCAGCCTGTGCCGAGCTTAAGTCCCCGGATGTCTGCGCCAATTTGCGCTTTGCGTTTTCCAGAGTGATTGCGGATTTCTGTGCCTGTGCTGAATCTGCTCCATATTTTGCAACGGCGTTATTATAACTAATCTGCGCTTTTTGCATAGCGGCTGTTCTGTCCGCTACTTTGCCTTGCAGCTTATCCACTTTTGACCCGTCAACGACATGCTCTACCTGCTGCACTGCAAGTCCTAACTCTACCATTGTTGATTGCATTTCACTTGTTGGCTTGACTAACCGTGACAATGCGCTTCTTAGTGTTGTACCAGCTTGGCTTGCTTTTATTCCGCTGTTAGCCATTAATCCTGCCGCTAAAGCTGTGTCTTCTGCTGAGAAACCAAATGTGCCAGCAAGTGGCGCTACATACTTAAATGTTTCGCCCATCATGCTTACATTTGTGTTTGCATTGCTGGACGCTGCGGCAAGAATATCCGAAAAATGCCCGGCATCTTTCGCCGTCATACCAAATGCTGTAAGCGCATCCGTGACAATGTCGGATGTTGTCGCCAAATCTTCCCCAGACGCTGCGGCAAGGTTCATAATTCCTTCAATACCGCCCATCATGTCTTCCGCTTTCCAGCCCGCCATTGCCATGTACTCCATAGCTTCCCCGGCTTCCGCTGCCGTGAATGCGGTTTTTGCGCCCATTTCTTTTGCTTTCTGGGATAGTCTCGCCATATCTTCCGCGCTTGCATTTGATATGGCTCCTACGGTTGACATTTGCTCTTGAAACTCTGCCGCTTTCTTTACCGGTCCTGCATAAATAGCAGTTCCTACCGCAGTTATGGCACCCAGTGTCCCCGTCAGCTGTGATTTCGTTTTTCCTATGCTCTGCTGGATTTCCTGTTGTCTGGCATTCAGACTTTGCAGCGTCTCTTGTGAAGATTTCAGTTTGTCGTAGGACTTCTGCAAGCGTTCATTCTCGCCAGTCAGATTGTCCGTGTTCACCCCCGCTTGCCGGAGTTCTTCACCCAGACTGTTTAGTTGTTGTTCCTGTTCTTTTATTCTGGCAGTGGTCTGTTGTATCTGGCTTTCGTTTCTTTCCAGTTTCCGGCGCAGTGCTTCCGTTGGTTCGCCCGTTTCGTTCAACTCCTGCTGCAAGCGATCATGTTCTTGCCTTAATGCTTCCAGCTTTTGTTTGTTCTTATCAATCGCCGTAGACTGCTTTGTAAAGCCGTCTATTTTTGATTGTACGGAATTGACATTTTTTAGGCTTTCCCGCAGCTGCTTCTGGGTGTCAACGGCTTCTTTGAAACTCTTTTTGAAGTCGCCGCCCAGCGTTGCTTTCAACTTGAAAAGCAGTTCAAATTCTTTTTGCGACCCTGCCAACGGTTTACACCTCCCTACTGCCTTTCATTCCGCTCTTTTTCTTCCTCCGTTTCCACTTCATTTACGCTGTTTATCCAGCGGAAAAATTCACGGATTTTCATTTTCATAAAAAACGGAATGGGCGTGTGTGAAGCCCTTGACATTTTATAAACTTGCTTTCTCAAGAAATCTGCCGGGTTCTCTATCTTAATTATTGACCCGTCTGGGGCTTTCGCTCTGGTTAGCCCGCATTGATTAAAAAATTTCTTGCTTTGTTCTTGATCTTCATGTAATCATGCACGGGCAACCGTCTGATTTCGTCAGACGCTATTCCCGCCGCTTTCGCTGCAAGAATGCACTGGAATGAAGAAGAAGTTTCCGGCGTTAAAACAAATTTGTTCTGATCCATCAATTCATCCTCAATCGCTTCTATGTCTTCCCCGGTCAAACGATCAAAATAGAACGTTAATGACGTGTACTTTTTCCCCATTATTTCAACCGGGTTTTTGAATTTGTGAACATAAGTGCCGGAATTTTCTTTTTCCTCTTTCTTTGCAGAAAAATCCACCGTCCCGGTCTTCTGCGCTTCCTGCATTTCCTCTGCTGATACTGCGTTTTCCATTTCTTCTGCTGCTGTATTGTTTTTTGTCGTTCCATCCATTTTTCCATTCCTCCATTTTTCTTAAAAAATTGCAGAAAAACGCCAGCGGGTGTCCGCTGGCTTCTCCTGCTTCTGTGATCTGTTTCTTTTCTTATTTTCCCAGTGCTTTTCTGACTTCTTCCAGAAAATCCCTGCCGTTAATTATGCAGATGAAGTTCAGCGGGTCAACTTCCGTCACCTTTACCCCGTCAACATACAGCGCATAATAAAGCACCGAATATTCGCCGCTTGCGTCCGATGTGGTAGCCGCAGATACTTTTCCCAGTGCCGTTTTCTTCGGCTTGATCTTCATAATGTGCTTTAATCCGCTTACGCTTGTTGTCCCGTCCTTTGTTTCCATGTTCTGCTGCGCCACTCTTAAATCAATGTTGTGCACCCTCGGTTCAAGCAGTCTCGCCGTCCACTTTCCAACGGTGCGGAAATTGAAAGTGGTTGTCATTGCGTTCATATTCCCGGTTATTACTTCTTCAACCTTTCCCGCGATTCCTGCCCCGCTCAATTCCTCCGTCATAAATTCAAGATCCGGCAACGTAACTTCTGTTGTCCCCATATACTCTGTACCGTTTTCGTACATTGCATAGCTTACAACAAATTCGTCTATCTTTCCCATTTGTGTTCCCTCCTTACGCCGTCAGTGCCATTTCCAAATATGAGAAATCATATTCAAGCACAAAATCAATTTTCTGCAACGGGCTAGGCGGTGTTAAATAGACGTGATATTTGACTTTTCCCGCCATCAGTGCTGTTGTCGGGTTTTCGCTGTCTTCCATCACGATTTCGCCGCCCAGTATTCTACCCTCTGCTGTTAATCCGTTCAGCCAGTCATTTACACTTTGCAGAATTGCGTCAATTAATACCCGCGACATTCTGCGATCAATGTATGACCAGTAAGAAAGAATTACATTTTTTGCAACCCAGCGGAACATTCTGTTGATATTGTAAAAATAATCTGCCGGGTCCGTGCTCGACGGGTAGCAAGCTGTATAATTTCCCCAGCTTACAAACCCGTTGTAGAAGTTCAAGCCCGTTACAATACCGTTTTCGTTC